ACTGCGAGATTTTGATCAGTAGTAGGCTGAACGAAAGCTTGAAACATAAGTCCGTACCAGAGAGCAGACATGTTCGCTAGAACCGCTGCACAAGCAACCGGGCTCTCAGCATCATATCCACCGATTAATGCAATCGAGGTTGAAGCTGTAAGTTTCAATTTTGCAGAAATATCAGTTCCGCTTCCTGTTGTTGCATAACCAACGCTCGATGCGACAGCTCCACCGGAGAGAGTAGCTCCAGAGAGAGAAATGTGTGAGCTTGATTTAGCGAGTGTGAATGAGTTTCCACCCGTTCCAACAACTTTAAACGTAACAGTGGTTACGTTACTTGCCGAAGCGTAAGAAGCTTGAGAAATATTCGAATCACTAGAGGCTTGCAGGAATCCTTGAAGATTCGCGCTTGTTCCAGCGACTGTAGGAGCTACGAGAACTTGATTACCGCTCGGTGAAGCTGCAACGAAAGTAATCGCTGTTCCGTTAACTGTTAAAGTATCAGACGCAACACCACCGGAGAGTGTAGCTCCGGAGACTGCGATATTTGCGCCCGTTTTTGTGAGTGTGTACGAGTTACCTGCAACACCGTATGCGCGAGCTGTAATTGTAGTAACGGCTCCAATAGTATTGTAGGTCATAAGAGCAAGATTTGAATCAGCCGACGCTTGTAAAAAGGCTTGAAGATTTGCAGCCGTAGCCGCAGCATCTACACCGATTTGAACTTGATTACCGCTTGGTGTTCCAGACACGAAAGTAACCGTTGTTCCTTGAATCACAACACTGTTGCCGTTTGCCGGAAGTCCAGAAAGTGTAATTGTGCCGGAAGCTTGAGCACCGTAACTTGGATTTGTATCCAAAGTAATAGTTCCAGAAGCTTTAGATCCAGCTCCAGTCGAATTACTTGTTATGATGAACTGCGAGCCATTCCAAGAGCAAACCGCTCCCGTTAAAGCTCCGTTAATAACACTCGCAACACCGTTAAGATTTGTTTGAGCGCTGAAATCAAGAGCAGAAAGAGTTTTTGTAACTCCGTCCACAACAATAACAAATCCACCGTTTGAAATTGTATTCCATTGAGAGATCGACTGTTCGGATACCGAGAGAAGACCGCCTTCATTGAAAGCAGACGAAGCCGTTCTCAACCATCGACCAATCATGATCGTCTTAGGCTTGGGGCTTTGTCCAAAGTACGCAACCGCTGCATGATACTCAGGCGCTTCAACTCCGAAGTCAGCCGCAACACCGTCGATTGTGTCGTACGTTCTAAAGCGCTCAAGACCGCTGATGACATCAGAGTCACCTGCAACCATGAGAACGCCAAAGGAGCGTCTAGCCGCAGCCAGAGGGCTCAGATTAATCACTACACGAACTAAGTTAGAGACTGGTAATGCCATTTGTTAAAGTCCTTTCAATGAGCAAATAATAGTTCGAGCTGAACCTTCAGTTGAACCCGACACAATTTTTAAAAAGTTAATTCCTTGGAAGTTCTTAGGATCAACCGCATACGCTCTACCTTGAGCAACGGTCATAGAGACTAAACTATTAGATGAATCATAGAGAGGAGTATATGTGCCAGCAAGGGTATCACAGACTTCAAAAGTAAGAGTTGTTCCAGTAAAGGCTGCGGGCAAAACAATCCCAACCAGCGCCATTCCACCGCAGCTAATCGCCGCTGTCTTTGTTCCACTTGCAGAGATTACAGCCGACACGCTCGGTCTAAAGTATCCCTGATTAAAATTTAAAACCGATGATGCCATTTATTAAATCTCCTCTGGAGTATTCCAATTTAACAGATATTCTTCGTTACCCAATACCGTGTGAATTTTTCCACCGGCAGATACTAATGAAAGAACCGGATATACGCGCTGCACCTGTCTACGCAGATAAATTGACATCTCAACGCGATCAACAAAGCGCTCGTTAACAAGATCAGGAATATGCTGCGCAGGTCCAGTCTCAGCAAAACCCATATTAGCAGCACGAAGCGCCTCTAAGTTTTGTTGAATTTGAAACCCATCTCGAACAAGTGCTGCGTTGTATAAAGCATCGGGACCGTAGAAAGCACATTGAATCTCAAGCGCCTCTTGTCTTTGAAGTCCGTCCACGTCGCTTGAATTAAGACCAACATAAGCGTTTGCATCCGGCACGTTTGCCGTAATTCCAAAACCAATCCAGTTCACAAAGATATCAGGCTGTTTTGGAGGGGCAGGCTGCCAACGCGGACGAATAAGCATTCCGTCAAGACCAGAAAGACCCACCAAAACCGTTTGTATGAATTGATTTAGAGTAAGACCACCGGGAAGCCCTTGAGTTGATGACGGTAGCAGGTATCCACCTGTAGAGGAATTATTGCTCATTGAGACGGTTTCTCCGCGACACAAGTTCCTTCGGCCCAACCACTTCCCCAATTAGAAAAATCCTGAACGTTCTGAACTTGATATCTTCTCCCACGAAACACGAGCAGGTCTGGATACTTTGAGGTGCCGTCTGCGATGATGTTTCCCTTCACCCAGAATGAACTCACGTCACTTAATCTTAATGCATCTGGAAGGCGATTAATCGTCTTACCGGAGGCTGGCTGAACCGATCCTATCGTTGAGACAATACACTCCGTTAGCACGTTCTCTCCAAACTCATTAACTGTTGGAGTTCTGTGAACAATACAAATCGGATCAATAAAATCCGGATCGTAAAGTAGTTCTGTGACGTCAACTTCAGCCACTTCTCACCACCCATGTAATAGAGTTTCTAAGCTGACCTGTAATCACAAGAGACTTAGAGCCGCTAAACCCAGCAGCTCGTCTTGCTTTAAGAGTAGATTCTGCGGGAGGTAAAATACCGTCCTGACTATTGATAACTTTCTTAATTGAACTTGAGGCAATAATGCCAGCTCGATTAAGGTAGGTATCAAGAGCCGAGTAACCTTGCTCCCATACTTTTTGTGCTGCTAATTTAAACTGTTCAGCAATTTCATCCTGTGCGTTCTTGATTCCAATCTTCATAACAGGTCGCGAGGGAATATTATTCGCAGGAGATCCAAATTCATTTATCGCCAAAATAGTGGCGTTATTAATCGATGAGTCATCGCTTCGAGTAGTCGTAGTTTCGGGAATACCCACAAGCACGTTATCTTTTTTAAATTTCTTAATCATCTCATTAAACTGATATGTGAAATCTTGAGTCACAATAAGTGTTGGCTTGCTCACAATTGAATGGCACCTGCACCAAAGATTCTTGCAAGACGAATAAACTGTTTTCCGTAATTGGTATTATTCCACCAACCAGCGTCTTTCTCAGAATTAGATTGAGAATCATATCCAACCGTAACAGATCCAACGGTTTTATTATTAGGAATACCGCCTTGAGTTCCGGGAGTTCCTCCAACGGCCGCAGTCTTTACGTTCTGTGCTGCCATTGTAATTTCATGAGCAACGTAGAGCTTCACGCCCTGAGTCCACATGGTTTTCCACACGCACTCACGGACTTGAAGCTCCGCCACTCCTGACCAGAAATTTAGCTGAGAGTCCGGATATTTGGCAGTATCGCTGAACTCAGGAAAGTCTAAACGAAACTGCGTATTGTCCACGAACTACTCCTTTTTCTTTTTCTTTCGACCCTTTTTAACCGTCTCTTCTTCTTTAGCTTCAAACAATTCTTCTTGTTCTTCTTCAACTTTCAAAGGTTCTACAACCTTCTTAGCTTCTTCAAGAACAAGCGCTGAGCCGTTCGATATTAAAGCAAGCAGATACCAATGATGAGAATATGAATCGGGGATCTCGTGAATCCCCTTCTTCATATCATGACCATCCAAGCAAATAGTGGTCTTGAATTGTACTTTCATAATACGCCCCTAGAAAACTTACCGAAATATTTCTTCTCAGCTTGTTTTCTCGCCTCAACAGCATCTTCAAACTTCAAAAAAACCCCCAGATGAATAATCTTACCATCGACTTTGATTCTTGCGAACCATCGGCCTCTGGTAGGATGAACTCCCTTTTGTCCCGTCGTATTGTTAGACGGATTTCCGGAGTTCATATTATTCTCTCCGCGTTTTGCTAATCTAAGATTAGACCAGCGATTGTCGTCCTTAATCCCATTGATATGATCAATGTCCATAAACTTTTCAGGAAATTTACCGGTTTTTAAAAACCAGGCTATTCGATGAACGTGAAAACTTTTTCCTTGGAATCTTGTAGCTATATAACCGTGAGAATTTGTTCCTACTTTTTCTCTCACTTTTTTATAACCTTTCCAAGGGCATCGTTTTCTTATTCTCCAAACTATCCCTGTCTTAGGATCATATTCAAAACTTAGTTTTATTTCCTTTTCTATATCGGTCACGTAGTACTCCTTTTCAAGAGCACTACGTTACCATGTGTTTACCTATATTCCAACCCTATATGCCATCGGCATATCTGATACACTCAGGATAAACGATTTCAACTTCTCCGAAAGCCCAGAGGTAAGGAGCGATGAAACGAATGCCTTGGTAGTATGCAGTTTCTCTGCGTACAGGAACCATTGGGAATCGTACTCGGTCTTCGCTGTTTGTATAAACAACCATGCGATCCGTGCTGCCCGATCCACGACCAGTCAACCATTTGACGGGTTGAATGTTCAACGCTTTGCCGTTTACTTTCAATGCAATCGAGTTCTCTTCCAAGAACTTGAGGATTGAAACGTTACCTGCAGAGCTGACCTTTTGGCTTGCAATGTAGGAGAACTGGAAGGGAGGAAGACGAAGATCACTTGGGCAAACTGCGAATGCTGCTGCACTCCACGATTGCTCAAGAAGAAGGTTAACGTCTGCCAAGATTTCATCAGGAGTTTTTGTGGTCCAAGCTGTTCCACCGTTTGCGCCTGTTGCAACGTTACCAGAAGTAACGTCAGCAGAGTTAAACAAACCAGTAGCGCTAACATCGGTAGAACCGATATAGACCATTTGATCTGTGTTCATTTGATAAAGGGTATTCATTGCGTCCATTTTTTGAACGTCAATGGGTTGGCCTGTGAGTTGTGAACGCTCAAGTTCAACCGATGTGTAGCTGATCTCGCGAGCGAGCAAACGCAAAGGCTTAACAAGACGCTCGCCGTTAACGCTGACGCCAGGAATAGCTGAAGTTTCAGCTGAGATCCAAGGCATGTTACCGCCGTTTGAAGCAGTAGCAGGATTGCTCAAGCTACCAGGAGCTGCAAACGATGAACGAATGAAAGAGGTACTTTCATTGGACATTGTAATTCCAGAGCGGAGCTTAATGTCTCTACCCCAGCTTGTGCTAACCAAAGGCTCATAGAGTCTCTTATCAAGGTTATCAAGTTGGTTGATAAAGTATGCAAGAGCTGAGTCACGTGTTTTAAATCGTTGTCCGATTAAATTTTTCATCTTTTCCTTTCTTCCTTTTCCTAATTATCGAGCGATTCTAAGTTCTGCGTTACCGTCAGCGTCTTTGCCGTCGGAAGCCCATTCAGCTTGTGTTGCGGTTAATTCGATAGCGTTTGAACCATCGTCATCAGCGCGGAAAGCTCCTACAGGAACTCCACCGTTAGCGATGATTTGAACAAACACTGCTCCACC